GAAGGCCATCAACGATTTTTCGACGAGGCATTTTTATAATGTCGAGTTCTTCGTCGTCAAATTTCCTGTCTTGACCAGTAGCAAGCCATTCTAACGATGCGCCAGTTTCAGCTACATACCTAACTAGCATGTCAGCGGGAAAGCCGCCTCGTTTGTAGCGTCCAGCCAGGCTACTCGATGCCATTCCAAAGTGATCGGCAAGCATCAGCTTAGACGTAAAGCCATAAGCATTAATCACTCTGTCGAGTACTTCATTGCTGTGGCTGATTTGTCCGTAAGAGAATTTGCCCATAATTTAGTCAGGTTTTCGCAAAATGCGATAAATCGATTTATTTGTCGCTTAATGCGATCTGGACTCTCCTTGTTGTAGCTTTTTACGAGTATAGGTTAATAACAGTGGATATTGGCGTATCCACAGCAAGAGGAGTTTGCATTATGCGTCCCAACATTACAATCGTGATCCCCGATCCATACATTCCACTTGATGCATATTGCCGCCGTACTGGCATGTCGCGAAGTACTGCTGAGAATTTGATTTCCTACGGAAAACTCCCTATCAAGCCTAAAGGTGCACAGAAAAAAGGGCTGGTTGAAGTGAACATGGTCACCTTAACCGTAATGGCGTTAAGCGAATGCGATGTTTCGCTTAACGCGTAATTCATCCTACGGATTAGGGAGGAGCTAACAATGTTTGACTATCAGACTTCTAAACATGCTCATTTTGATGCTGCTTGCTGAGCGTTTGCGCTAGCGCACAATCTGGAAGATGTAGCTGCTGCCGTTGGTATGCGTTCGCAGATCCTCCGCAATAAGTTAAATCCGGTTCAACCGCACCGCCTGACCTGCGATGAGCTTTTGGCTATCACCGATTACACCGAAGATTCGCGGCTATTGGATAGAATGCTGGGGCAGATTAACAGCCTCCCGTCCGTTCCTATCAATAACGCCATTGAAGCCAACATGCAGTTTTGCGCGTTAAGTGCCGCCGCCAATGTGGGGGCAATCGCTGGGGAAGCCGTTTCAACTGAGCACATGACCGCCGCACGCTGCACACAAATTCTTGATCGTGCCCGTGATGCCATCCATTCCCTTTCCGTTCTGGCTTACACCGTTGAAAGCCGCCTCCAGTCTGCGCCGGTTCTTGCTGCTGCCGTCGATATCGTGACTACCAGCGCCAGCGGCATGATGTGAGGGATAACCATGAAAGCTTTCGTTACCTACCTGAAAAAAGAATCTCCGGCCATGCAGCTGGCCAGCGGATCAACTGGTTGGCTTGAACTGCCAAACGGCCAACGCTGGAACCCTGGCCACCAGTACAAATTCAATGCCCGTTCGTCTCGTCGTCCATGGTGGTTTGGTTTGTTCAGGATTATCAGGGGGCGTCATGGCCATTAGCGAAAAGCAGCAGGAAATTGGCCTCAAATGGCTGGGCAACATCCGCCGTAAGTACTGGAGTGAGAAAAGCGACGCCGCCGAATGGTGGGACAAATTAACACCAGAATGGCGCGGGGTTGTTTTACATGCGGCCGCAGTTGCTTCCGGAATGGACGTTTTCAAAGCCCATCTGAGCAAATGCTACTGGTCAGAGTTATTCGAACGCCTGGACTACCGGGCAATGATTCAGCTGCGCCAGGGCATATCCAGGGCGCGTCTGACGTTTGAAGGGTTCGGGAGTCTGAGCGACAGCGATTTTTCAAAGCGCAGCGCTAACCGCCAGGTGAAAAAGGCACATCCGATCCACAGCAGTAATGGCGTGCAGATGATTATCGCGCCTCATATCGTTCATAAGATGCAACAGCAGGAGAATCATTAATGTCCATTATCTCTGTAAACGCCAAAGAACTGGGACAGGAGCTGGCTGCGTGGGGTGTTCCACACAATTACGCCATTCTCTTTCTGGAGAAAAGCACCGTTAAAAATGGCCGTGTGGCCTTACATCCGTTTTTCTTTAACGACACCGAGCACATTACAAACAAACGCCACTGGCTGGCCGTGAATGTTGCGTACTGGTGCTGCGTCTATCGTGAAGCGGGAAGCCAGTACCAGCAGGTTGAAGCGCTGGCCAGTATTCGTTCCATGTATTACATCGCCGGGTCATTGGGCGCTGGGGAAGTCAAAGCGCTGATCCAGGAGTGGTGGCGCAATACCTACGAGCTTCACCAGATTCCCGCGCCGAGCTACTCAGCCGCGCCCGTTACCATCTCTTTCCACTAATTAACTGCCTGAATTTTTGGCCATCCCTGCGGTGGCCGGGGATTCTTTTGCCCTGAGGAAACCAAAATGCAAACAACACGCATGTTTTTACCCGTCAGCCAATCCGGTACTGACCTTCTGGCAATGCTGGCAAAAGCTACTGAGGAAGGTAAAGCGGCCTCCGCCGATCTGTGTTCTGCCCGTCTGGATAAGCTGGCCGCGTATGCCGCTAACGAAGGTTTAAGCGCTGCCGAAATCGTAGAGCTGATCCGTGAGGAAGCCGCAGCCATTTGCAGTAAAGGCGGTGCAGCATGGCAGTAAAAACGCCTCTTAAATGGGTGGGCAGCAAAGTTCGCCTCATGCCGCAGCTGCGTGACCACTTGCCGGAAGGTAAGCGCCTGGTTGAACCGTTCGCGGGTTCCTGCGCCGTCATGATGAATACGGACTATGACGAATACCTGATCGCTGACCTGAACCCGGATTTAGTCAATCTGTATAAGGCGATGGCCTACCATACCGATGCGTTTCTTGTGGAGCTTGAAACCCTGTTTTCTGCCGGGGCGTTGGGTGAACAGGAGAGCCGCGCTATTTTTTACTATGCCGTCCGGGACGCGTTCAATTTGTCCGGAAAGGGGCTTGGGGCGGAAAGTGTTGAAGCCGCTGCCCGTTTCATGTATCTGAACCGCCACGGCTTTAATGGGCTTTGCCGTTACAATCGCCGTGGCCAGTTCAATGTCCCGTTCGGGAAGTACAAAAAAAATTATTTCCCGCTTAAAGAAGTCCGTGCTTTTGCTGAAAAGGCAAAGCGTGCAACGTTCATCACCGCGCATTACTCCGAAACGCTTGCGCTGGTTCGTGCCGGGGATGTGGTCTATTGCGATCCGCCATACCTGACGGAATCAGGAAATTTCACCTCATACACTGAAAGCGGTTTTTCACAGCTTGATCAGGGGCGGCTGGCCAGAAAGCTGCGCCGTCTTGCTGAAAAGGGCGTGAGTGTTGTTGCTTCAAACAGCGATCTGGAAATGGTGCATTACCTTTACGCCGGGTTTGAGGCGATGAAGGTCAAAGCGCCCCGCAGTGTTGGTGCCGCAGCTGCCAGCCAGAAATCTGCCGCAGAGCTGATCCTGAAATCACCAGTTTCCACAGCCTCCAGCGCTGGGGTGGTGGCGAAATGATGACTGAATCCATGACCGGGCTGTATGCGCTGACGGTATTTGCGGCTTTCATCTTCTTTTCCTGGGAAGAGCGCCGGGACGCGGAGACTTCAGATGATGTGGACTTTATTTTGGTCGCTGTCTCTTCCCTCGTCTGGCCTGTACTGGTGGCGGTATGTACCGCTGCTTGCATGATTAATGCCTGGAAGAAGTGGGTTAATCGTGGCTGATATGTCTCTTGCTGGCCAACATCACGCCGTCGATACCTGGCGGCGTGATACCTTTACGCCAGGAACCCCAGCGAATGCGACAATTACAGAGCGCCGTTTGTGGGCTGTTAACCCACAGGATTACGAATGGCGTTCACAGTTCCTTCATGAGATACCCGACTGGTTAGCCGGGTATTTTGGCAACCGTTACGAAAAGCTGTTTGCTGGCCGTGATGGCCGCCGCCGTGCCAATACATTCCTGCGCAAAACAATCGGTGAGAATGTATTGCCACGTCTGCGGAAAGTGGCTGAGCGTTACAAGCTGGCCGCTGTTGTAAGCGATCTCCCTTTCGGCAAATCATTACAGCGCTTGCCCTCGCTTGACCGTACCGATCTCAAAAAGCTGTCTGGCCAGGTCTCTGGCTGGATGGCTCAGATGTTCTATGACTTCACCGACACACTGAAGGGCAAGCCAAACGACGAAAGGGAAATGCGCCAGCGCACGCTGGAGGCTTACCGCAATCTTTGCTCGCTTTCCCTCATGTTGAACAATCAGCCGCCTTACTGGGCAGAGCACGAAGCAAATGAAGGCCACCTGGAAACCAGAAAAGCGGAGTCCGGGATTTTGCGTCTCATGGCACCGGAATGGTGGTATCAGCGCCTGAAGCGTGCCCGTGACCTGCAACGTGAACATCTGGCCATCGCCGTTGGCCAGGTGCAGAAATCTGCCAGCGCCTACGTATCACGTAAAACCCTGGGCGAATGGATAGACCAGAAGAAACGAAATCTGGAGTTCTTCAAAAAGTTTGATCTGATGGACGAAGAGGGCAACCGTATTGCGCTGGACAGCATGGTACACCGCAGCGTTGCTAACCCGGCCATTCGTCGCTGTGAACTGATGGTGCGTATGCGCGGGTTTGAAGATATCGCCAATGAACAGGGGCTGGCTGGCGAGTTTTACACAATCACTGCGCCTTCACGTTATCACGCGGTACACAGCAAAGGCGGCTTTGTGTCTCAGTGGAACGGATTAAGCCCACGGGACACGCAGCATTATTTATGCAACGTCTGGGCAAAAGCACGCGCGGCGATCTCCCGTGCCGGTATTCATGTTTTTGGTTTTCGCGTGGTGGAACCACACCACGACGGGACACCGCACTGGCATATGCTGCTGTTCATGCATCCGCA